CAAGGCCGACAAATAATCCTGAAGGACTACTATGGCAACTACACCCTCATGGGTAATGACCTACGACAGCTTGACCGCTACGGTGCTTCAGTACCTAGAGCGCAAGGATGCTGCCGTCGTTGCTGCCATACCCACCTTCATCTCCCTCACCGAATTTGAGATCGCCCAAGAGATCAAGACCCTTGGACAGTTGCAGGTTGCAGAGGCAAGCATGACCGCTGGCAACCCTGTGCTGCAAAAGCCTGCACGTTGGCGCAAGACAGTCTCCATGAACGTCACCACCCCAACCGGTGATCAGCCGGTTTTTTTGCGCAAGTATGAGTACCTGCGCAACTACGCGCCCAGCTCTTCCACCAGCGGCGTGCCCCAATACTATGCCGACACCGACTGGGATCACTGGTATTTGGCACCCACCCCAGATCAAGCGTACAACTTCGAGGTGCTGTACTACGAGCGCATTGAGCCTTTGAGTTCGACCAACCAGACCAACTGGCTCACCCAGAACGCACCCAATGCAATGTTGTTCGGCACCCTGTTGCAGGCCATGCCATTCCTGAAGAATGACCAACGCGTCATTTTCCAGCAGAAATATACGGAAGCGCTCACCTCCTTGAAGACCGAGGATGTAGCCCGCGTTGGTGATCGCCAAGCGATTGCCGTTGATAGCTAAAAGGAACTAGCATGACCTCGTACATTAACCCATACTCTGGGGACACAATCAGTCCCTCGCAAGTCTCCTACGAGAGCCTGTCGCTGACCGCCGATACCATCCTGCAATGGCCGGTAAATGGCAACACCAGTCAGGTCGTCGCCAGCATCATTGAGGTCACCGCAAACGCCAGTGGCTGGAAGCTGATCATGCCTGCGGCCAATCAGGTATCTGATGGTCAAAGCATTCTTATCCGCAACATTGGGTCAAACCCCTTCTATGTGGTTGACGCAGCCGGTGGTGCCATCGTCACGGTGAACTCTGGAATTGCCCAGTTCATCTACGTCACCACCAACAACACTATCCCCGGCACATGGGGCAAGGTTCAGTTCGGTGCGGGCACCTCTGCGGCCAACGCTTCAGACCTTGATGGCTACGGCTTAACCGCCATCGGCAATACGCTGAACACCACCACATCGGTGAACACGTTCTCGTCTGCCTACACATTCCTGCCCAGCGACCAATCGTCCATCTATGTGTGGACTGGCGGCACTGGAACCGTGACCATGCCTTCTGCGGTTGGTGTGGGCTCCGGCTGGTACATCATCATCAAGAACGATGGCACCGGCATCCTGAATATTGCCCTGAGCGGCAGCAACACCATTGACGGTCAATCCAGCGCCCAGCTTCAGATTGGCGAGTCCTTTGTGGTGGTGTCCAGCGGCACCAACTTCTACAGCTACGCCTACGGTCGTTCGGCCACGTTCTTCTTCACCGCGCTGGTCAAGAACATCACTGGCGGCACGGTGACCCTGACATCGCTGGAAGCAGCCAACATCATCCAAGAGTACCAAGGCACCTTGACCTCGAACGCGGTGATCATCCTACCGCCCACGGTGCAGTTGTACTCGTTGCAGAACAAGACCTCGGGCTCGTTCACGGTGACGTTCAAGACCACCACAGTTGGCGCGTCCACCGTGGTGCGTCCCCAAGGCCAGACCATCATCGCAATCTGCGATGGAACCAACGTCTACAACGCCCAAACGTCCACGTCGTCCACCATCAATGCCCTGACCCTTGGGAATGGCTCTGCCGCCGCTCCCTCGCTGTCTTTTGTGAGTGATGCGACCACGGGCCTGTACTTGGCCGCAAGCCACCAATTGGGCCTCGCAGTGAACGGCGTCAACGGTGCCACCCTCACCCCCACCGGCCTGCTGGTGCCCGTGGGTATCAACGGCGGTGCCTTCTAATGACCGACAAGGTTGTCGTCCTACAAACCGGCCCCGGCATTCAGCGGGACGGGACGCAGTTCGCCTCCAACAGCTATGTGGATGGCAAGTGGGTGCGCTTCCAGTACGGCAAGCCTCGCAAGATCGCTGGCTACAACGGCGCTTTTCTGAATGCTTCGGGGATCAGCCGAGGCATGATCATGAGCGCCGACAACGGCATCAACTACGTCATCTCTGGCTACAGCGATGGCATTCAACAGTGGACGACCGACAACGATGACGCTGTAGGCTTTGGCCCCACGTCGGTTGAACCTAGTGGCCCAGTTGCAGCCATTGGCATTACCAACCAAGGCTCCGCGTACTCCAATGGAACGTACACCAATGTCCCCATCAACGCTGCTGTCGGTACGGGCTGCTTGGCGACCGTCACGGTGTCCAGTAACTTGGTGTTCAGTGTGGTAGTGACTGCTGGTGGTGTGGGATACATCCACAACGAAGCCGTGACCATCAACGCCTCCGACATCGGCGGCACTGGATCAGGTTTTGCTGGGTACGTTTTCTCGTTGACCACGTACAACCCTGACTCCAATACCCTTTGGCAGTTTGACATTGGATACGATGCTGAGGGCAACGGCCAGAACAACCTGATTGCACACCCCGGCCAGAACTTGGGCGACATTTCATCCACGGTCAACACCCGCCCGATGTATGGCCCCTTCACGGGCACTAGCCTGACCCCTGTGGGCATTTTTACGGCTACGGGCACCACCACTAGCGGCTTGGCTACCGTGACCTTCACATCGACCATTGCGGCCATTGGCGCGGGCCTATCGGTGACTGGAACCGGAATACCGGCCAACACCACCGTGTTGTCCGCCGCAACCGTAGGCGGAGTGTGGACGGCCACCCTGAGCCACAATGCCAGCGCCTCCGGCACAGTGGTTCTGACCTTCGACGCCAACATCTCCATTTCTGGTGGTGTTGTGATGTTGTTCCCGTACCTGTTCGTGTACGGCAACAATGGCTTGATTCAGAATTGCTCCGCAGGCAACTTCAATGACTGGGTATCCGCCGATGCAAACGCCAACAACATCTCATCCACCAAAGTCATCAAAGGGCTCCCAATCCGTGGAGGCACGACTTCGCCTTCTGGTATGTTTTGGACTCTGGATTCTTTGGTGCGCGTTAGCTATGCGCCCTACACCGTAAACGGTCTGAATTTTTACTGGAAGTATGACCTGATCACCCAGCAGTCTTCCATCATTTCCAGCTCATCTGTCATTGAGTACGACGGCATCTTTTACTGGATCGGCACGGATCGTTTCCTGTCCTACAACGGCGTAGTGCAAGAGATCGAGAACAGCCAGAACAACAACTACTTCTTCGACAACCTGAACTACGTCCAGCGCCAAAAGGTGTGGGCAAGCAAGGTGCCGCGCTGGGGTGAAATCTGGTGGTTCTTTCCCAACGGTGATAGCACCGAGTGCAACGACGCCATCATCTACAACGTGCGCCAAAAGTGTTGGTATGACGCCGGTCAGGCCATGGGTGCTCGTCGCTCTGCTGGTGTGTTCTCTGAGGTGTTCCGTCGTCCGATCTGGGGTGGCACTGATGCCAATGGAACCGGTGGCTACACCCTATGGCAGCATGAGATCGGCACCAATGAGGTGTTTACCAACCGCGTCAACGCCATCGAGTCCTACTTTGAGACAAACGTGATTGGTGCTGGCATGGGTCTGGTGGGGGCAACCCAGCAGCCCGGCGACAACAAGTGGACACGCATTGAGCGCATTGAGCCGGACTTTGTGCAGGTGGGCGACATGGATGTGGTGATCACCGGCAAGTCCTATGCGGATGACGTGGATGATCCTTCGACCCCATACACGTTCTCGCCCAACACGCTCAAGATCGACATGAAAGAGCAGCGCCGCGAACTGCGCCTGCGCTTCACCAGCAACACGCAGAACGGGAACTACTTCCTTGGCCGCACCTTGCTGAGCCTTGACACCGGCGACGTTCGTGGATCGGGTAACCCATAATGGTCACCTACGATCCCCGCAACATGACATGGGACTATTACTGCTCCCTCATGGCGGAGCTGTTTGCCCAGAATCAGCTTGGCACTGTGCCCGAGGCACGGTGGCGCGAGTGGGTAGATGGCATGAACGGGATCGGCAATTTCAACAACTCCGGCATCCCGGACTCCCGAGGATTTGCTACGTGGCAAGACTGGGCATGTCAGATGGTCGGCATCATGAACGTGGAACAGTAATATGCCAAGAGATTACCAGCCAACAATTGACGAAAACACTCCGGGTGCTATTTTTGTTCAAGGCACGCCGGGGCGTAACGGTACGCCGTCCTACTGGCGTATGCCCACCGCAGAAGAAAGCGCTTCCAGTCAGTTGCAAGCTCAAATTGCGTCTCTGCCCGCCGACCTTCAAGCCAAGATTAAATCGGGAGAATTAGTTCCAAACTACACGATGGTTAACACCGGAGGTGGCAGGGCCGGTCAAGGAACTACGGCTAATGGAATCTCTGGGTTTTATTCTCCAAGCGCAAACGATACCACTACACATTACGATCTTTCGGGAAATCAGACCAGTGTTACGCAAAACCAACACGATGGGGGTGGTTGGCTGGGGCATGCACTAGGTGCGGTCAGTGGTGAGATAAGCCATATTGGCGATGTAGTCTCCAATGACCCCATTGCAAAAACAGTTGCTGCGATTGGTTTGGGTGTTTTGACGGCTGGCGCAGGCACTGCCATTGGTGGCGCTCTAATGGACGCTGGTGTAGTTTCCAGCGCCGCTGTGGCTGATGCTGCCGGTACAGCAATCGTCAACGCTGGCATGGCCGCAGCTCAAGGAACCCCGCTGGACAAGGCGCTGGAAAAAGGTGCCCTCGGCGTTCTCACCTCGCAGTACATTACCCCAGAGATAGCTTCTGAGGTCAAAAGCGTCATCGACAACCCTGTGGCCGCGAGCATGGCAACAAACGCCGGTACAGCCCTTGCGACTGGCGCATTGCAGGGTCAGTCAGGTGATGCCCTTACAAAATCCGTCATCGGCTCCGCTACGGGTGCCTTGGCTGGCGCTGCCGGTCAAGAGGTCGGCTCTCAAGTTCTCAGCAGTATTGACGACCCCACCATTGCCAAGATCGCCGCCGATGCAGCCAGCGCCGGAACCAAAGCCGCCGTCATGGGGCAAGACGCTGGTAAAGCTGCCCTGAATGCCGGTGCAACCACCGCTGCGCATTCTGATTTGGGTGGTTATGACATAGCCGGTGCGCTGCCATCGGTTGATCTGTCTGGCATCAAGGAAGCGATCCAGCCCATCAGCGACGCCGCTACCAGTGTCCTGCAACCGTTGGAGCAGCCTATTAAAAACGTGGCTCAAGCTGGAAGCGACGCATTGACCAGTATTGCCCAGCCAATCAGTGACGCGGCGACCAAGGTGGCGCAGCCTGTTGAGGGCGCATTGAAGAGCGCATATCAAACTGGTGCAGATGCCCTTACCAACGTGGCGCAGCCCATCAGCGACGCAGTGACAAAAGTCACGCAACCTATTGAGGGTGCCATCAAGGACGCGGCAAGCAACTTGCCAAGCGTAAACCTGCCCAGCGTGAATTTGCCCAGCGTGACGTTGCCAAAGGTGACCGGCGCATTGCCTACGCAAACCGCTGCCGCAACACCTGCTGCGACACCTGCCGCAACCCCCTACACGCCAGCATCACCTTGGCTGGACTCCACGCCCCAGATGCTGAAGGCAGCTCCAGTCAACCAGCAAAACCCCGCACACATGGCACAACTACAGCAGCTTTACCAGTCCCTGACACCCGAAATGCAGGACGCATTTGCTATGCACGGAATTCAAGCACCTGAAATGGCAGCTCAAGGCGGTAACATCGGCCACTATGCAACAGGCGGAACCACTGACATGCAATCCGACATGGACA